TATGTTGAATCCACAAGCTGATAGGGTTTATGGTTTATCACCATTGGAATCATTGGTACAAACAGTTACAGCTGAATTATATGCAAGTGATTATAACTTGAATTTCTTTTATAACAATGCCACACCAAGATTTGCTATATTGATGGAAGGGCTTGGTTTAGGGCAGGGTGCAGCAGCATTACAAAGATTTAGACAATGGTGGGATAATGAACTCAGGGGCAATCCACACAGACCAATAGTGATTGGTACAGAGTCAGGAAAAATTAATTTTGAAAAAGTTGGTTTAAGCAATGAAGAAATGCAATTTCAAGAATATAGTAAACAGCTGTTACAAAAAATAATGGCAGTTTATAAAATGCAACCTATTATATTGGGGGTTGAAAGTGCTGGTGATGCTGGTGGCTCAAAATCAAATTCTGAAGAACAAGTTAGGCAACATAAAATAGAAGCAGTTAAACCACACTTGTCAGCATTTATGGAAAAATTTAATGCACAAGTCATTTTCTCTAAGTCAGGTTTGGATATGAAAGATGTTTATTTAGATTTTGATTTAGATGTAGTTGATAAAAAGACACAGGCTGAATGGAATGATATATATTTGAAAAGTGGAGTAATAACAATTAATGAAATAAGGGTGAAAGGATTAGGGATGATGCCAGTGCCTTGGGGGGATGTACCTTATTTACAAAATAATTTAGTACCATTTGGAGCAGGTAAAAATGGCCAAGCTGTACCTGGTGACCCAAATAATGTTGATTTAACTGGACAAGATGGAAATGTACCCAATGTTAATTTAATGAATAGGTCAATGGTAAGAAAATTAATTGGTTCAAATGATAATGAATATCCTATTGGTTGGGAAAATATGGAAATAAATGAAAGATTGGAAGTGGTTGAAGAATTAATAAAAAATAGAGAAAAATTTTTAACAAAAGCCTATTCATATTCAGGTAAATAAAATGCATAATGAATTAAATAATTTTTTGAATTTGTTTAGCATTGGTGAAGCATTATTCAAAAGTAAAGCTGATATTTATAAAAAGCATACAGAGTTATTGGTGTTATATGAAGAAAAGTTGGAAATGCAACTTATTAAAGCATTTAATGATTCTAAAAAAGATGTACTTAATAAATTAGTGATGCTTGATAAATATATTAATAAAACTTTTCTGAATAAGTATTTGCCTGAATTGATTGAATATCCACTTGAACCAAGATATAAATTCATACAAATAGGTGATACAAGATTCAAAGAGTACACTTTTTCAGTAGAAATAAGAGATTGGATGCTGAAGTCAGGAATAGGTGATGATATTGGTGTAGTTACCAGCATTAATTCAAATCCATTCAAAACACCAATATCTGATGCTCAATTAAAATCATATGTCACTGGTGGGCAGACAGTTTTTAATATTTTTGATGTTGGAATAGATTTTGCATTAAGAGATAAGAATGTGGAAAAATATTATGAAAATTATGCTATTAAATTATCACAGCAAGTTACCAAAGAATTACAATCTAAAATTAAATTTGAAATATTAGAAGGTATAAAGAATGCTGAAAGCATTCCAAAGATAAGAAATAGAATTTTGGGTGTTTATAATAAGCCAATAGATGTGGCTGTAAAGCCCAAATTAAATTCAGCTGGAGATATTATCAGGCAAGGTTATACTTATCAAATGTCACCAACAAATTGGGCTAATACAGTTGCCAGGACAGAAGTGATGGGGGCATATACTAAAGGCAGGTTAGAAGGTTTTAAGTTGGGTGGTGTTGTAGAAAAAGTTGAATATAGTGTATCACCTGATGAAAGATTGTGTGAAATTTGTGCACCATTGGGAGGTGGTATATATAAATTAGAAGATGCTGATGGTGTAATTCCTCAGCACCCAAATTGTTTAGTTCATCCAAATTCACCTGTTTATACTGCTGATGGATGGAAAAAAATTGTTGATATCAAGGTAAATGATTTGGTACTTACTCATAAAGGTAAATTTAGAAAAGTAATACAATTGCACAGAAATAAATATGATGGTGAAGTAGTAAAATTATTTTTTGGTGAAAAAAGAACAGCAGATAAAAAATCAATTTCCCTTACAGCAAAACACCCATTGATTATAAATGGTAAATGGAATAAAGCAAATGAAGCAAGGGTTGGTGACAAAGCTAAAATTTTAGTACATTCTTGCAGCAATTGTGAGACTGAAATTCCTTATTGGGACAATTTTTGTTCTAATAAATGTAGAAAGGAATATAAATCAAAAAAAGCAACTAAACAATTAATTAATGAATATAAAAATGGAACAAGAGTTGGTTCAAAAATAGTAAAGGGTGCCCATAAAGAAATAAAAAGGCTGTCTAAATTAGGGCTGTTGGAATTACAAATTAATTCTGATAGAGTAAAAGGAAAAAATAATGTTGTCCATACCAATAGAGAATTATTTTTTAATAGATGGAATGACATGAAGGGTTCAAGCAATCCAATGAAATCCAAGAAGCTGAAAAAAGCTATGTCAGTTAGACTTAAAAAATTGTATCAAGAACACCCAGAGAAACACCCAAATTATATACTTTCTCAAATGGCAAGAAATAAAAATGGTGGTATGACTGATATTGAAATATTGATGGCCAATGAATTGAACAAATATAAAATTGATTATTCTTATAATTTCCAAGTGTTGAATTATTGGATAGATTTTGCCATACCTGAATTGAAAATAGGAATAGAGTGTGATGGTGAATATTGGCATAAAGACAAAGCAAAGGACAAGAAAAGAGACAATGAACTGAGTGATGCAGGCTGGACAATGTTAAGATTTCCTGGAAAGGAAATTCATAAAGATGTTAATGGTTGTGTTGACAAAATTATTAGGGTGGCTTGTAACCATAAAGGGATGTACAAGTTTCAAGATATTGAAATAACAGATATCAAATATAATAATAAAAAAGTTGCAACTTATAATTTGAGTGTTGAAAAGGATGAAAGTTATGTTTACAATGGTATTGTTGTTCACAATTGTAGATGTCAATGGATACCATTAATTGGTGGTGAATTTGGTGAAGAAAAAGATAAGTTTTCAAACAATGTTAGGGATGCATATAATTTGGATGAAGCATATGAGTATGGAAAAACAGGTGATGTTAAAAGCCAATGACTGGTATGGTGCTTTGAAACTTGACAAGAAAAGTTTATCAAGAAAAATATTTGATGATTATCTAAAGGGTAAAAAATAAAATGGATGAGATGAAGCCAGTAATAGTAAATGGAATTGATATAACAAAAGTTGAAGGTGCTGATTTGAAAACAAAGAGTGATAAATGGTATCACACCACTGAGCTTGAGATGATTGGTGACAATGATGAGAGTACAACTGAGCACTTAATTGATTTTTTGAAAAAGCAGAAATATGATTTGCCCACACTTAACATAAATCAATTGTTAAAAGACAATAAGAAATGATTAAATAATCATTCTTATTAAGTATGTGTGATGAAAACAATATTTTATATAAGAGTGTTCAGCAATTAAATTTATAATAGTAAAAAAAAGGAAAAGTCATGAGTAAAGAAAATAACAAAAAAGGATTTTTTAAATCTTTCATACCTTTGTCTGTTGAAGGGAATAAGATTAAAATTTTTGAAAAAGAAGTTGGTGGCAAATCTGTTAAATTTTTAAGGGGCATTGCCACAAATACTTTGGTTGATAAAGAAGATGAGAGGATGAGCAAGAATTTTGTTAGTAAAATTAAACAATCAGCCATGGGCTTAAATGTTTTTTCAGAACATGACCATAGTATTGATAAAACAGTTGGATTTGTTGATGAAGTAAGTGGTGATGATAATAATGTTGTATTAGATGTTGCTTTGGAAGATGAAGAAGATAATAGCATTGTTAAAAGTGTATTAAAAAAAATAAATCATGGAACTAAAATTGGATACAGCATTGGTGGTAGAATATTAAAAGCCAAAAGAGTATTTGATGATGTGTTACAAAAATATATTAATGAAATTGAAGATGGTGAAATTTATGAAGTCTCACTAACAGCAATGCCAGCAGGTGAAGGCACATGGGTTGAACCAATACAAAAATCATTAAATGAATTTGTAAAAGAAAACAATGCTGAACCTGAAGCAGCTGAAGAAAATATTGATGGAATTAAAAAGCATCTAAAAAAAGCACTTGATGAAATGATGCAAGAAAATAAAATCAAAGAAGAAATGTGGGATTTATTTTATGCCTTTAAACAGTCAATGTATCAAATAGTTGAAAGCAATGAATTAACACCTGAACAAAAAAAGGAAAAAATTATAAATATTTCTGAAGAATTTGGAATGAAGATTGAAGAATTTTCAAGTAAAATAGTTGAACTATCTACAATAATTGAAGAACAATTTGGAATAAAAGAAGAATAAAAAAAATTTAAAAAAATAACAATTTATAAAATGGAGTATAAATAAAATGACTACAGAAGAAAAAAAAGAAACAATTGCAAAATCACTAACAGATGCTTTGAATAAAATAACAGAATCTGTAATGAAACAATTAGAAACAAAGCCAGCTGAAGCAGCAAAAACTGAAAAATCAGCTGAAGCACCTGCTGAAAATATTCAAACTGAGAAAAATCTAAACACTGAAGTGTTAGATGTTATCAAAAATCTTCAAAGCAAAATAGACACACTTGAAAAGAAATTTGATGGTGGTGTTAAAACTGCTGAAGATGTTTCTAAAGAAAATATCACTAAAAAGAAAGAAGAAATACAAGCAGGTATGGTTGAACTTGTTAAGTCAATGGGAATTGACCCAGCAAATATTGACTTAAACTTTGTTATAAAAGAAAAGAAAAAATCAGAAGTTGAGCAAGTAGCAACTGAAGAAAAAAACAAATTTTCTAAAGAAACATCAGATAATGATAGTGATGATGATTTAGAAAAACAACTTGAAGGATTAAGTGCTGAAGAAAAATCTGGAGCACTTAACACTTATTTCAAAGAGTTTATTAAGAAATAAATAATTTGTGGAAAAAAAATAAAAATTATAAAATAACATGGAGTATAAAATGAACAAAGGATTAAATGATGCTATATTAAAAGCATTAAGTACAACTGCTGGTAGTGGTGGAGATTTTCTGCCAACACCATTAGCAACAGAATTTATAAAATATGTATTTGACCAGAATTTCTTAAGACAAGCATTTAAGACAGTGCCTATGGTTTCAAAAACACGTGATTACCCTAAAGTACTTGGTGGTACTAAAGTATATTATCAAGCAACTGAAGGTGTTACAGCCAATTCTGCTTCTTTAAACACTGGTACAGTTAGATTAGAAGCAAAGAAATTTATGTCAAGACTTGATGCAAATAATGAAGTACTTGAAGATGCTAATGATGATATGGATATGATAATTAGAGAACATTTTGCTAATTCATTAGCAGCTGCTGAAGAAGAAGCAATGATTGTTGGTAATCCAAGTCATTCACCTACCACTGCAACTGAAAGTGCAGCCACAGATAGTACATGGTACACCAAAGACCATAGGATGATTTTTAATGGTTTATTAACATTAGCTGCTGATATTGCTGGGGATTATGATTTAGGTACAAGAGCTGCTAATAGAGTTGATGCTGGTGGAGCTGATATGTCAACTGCTATTGCCCGTCAAGCACTTTATAATCTTGGGAAATATGGTAGAGTGATGCAAGACTTGATTTTAATACTCAACCCTTGGTCAGCAAATCAATTGATGGATGATTCTAAATTAGTAACACTTGAAAAATATGGCCCAAAAGCCACAATATTTACTGGTGAATTTGGTAAATTGTATGGTAAAATTTCTGTTATAAATAGTGCTTACTGTACTGACCAATATGGTGTTATTACTCATAAGTCAAATCCAATGTTGGGTGATAGACGCAGAATAAGTATTAAAAAGAAAGAAGAAATAACTGAAGATAGTCAAGTTTATGTAATAACTGAAAGACTTGATTTTCAAGTACAGCATAAACCTGCTTTGTGTCAAATTCATAGTTTGGATGCTGCTTCAACAGTTTCCTAAACATTCCTTGTTTGTTTGTATGAATAGTTCAATAGCTGGTGATAGCAGTGTCACCAGTTATTGAACCTTAATCTTAATATCAAGAAAAATAAAGGACAAATATTAATGTGTAGGAAAACCAAAGATGGGTACAGACTTAATTCAGGTAGGATAATAAAATATGATGATTTAGATTTTTCTTTGTTAACACCTGAAGAATTTAGAGAACTTTCTGAAGAAAAGGCATCATTTATTGAATTGATAACTATTAAACAAGATGTTAGTAAGATACTTGATGGAATTAGTGATATTAAAAAATCATATGCAGATATTAAAAAAAAGTATGATGAATGTGGTTCAGATTGTCCTGTAGATGAAGAATATATTGGTAATATTGTTGATAAAAAAATAATTAATTTCAAGCATGGGGTTGGGCTTGATGGAGAATCACCAGATGTTCTTAATAAGAAAATTGAAGATATATATTGGGAAAATTTGAAACATAAAATTGTATCAGGCAGTAATTTATTGAAGGCAGCTTTTATATTCTTCACAGCATTAATATTTATTGGTATGATAACAGGATTAATTGATAGTATTGAAACAATAGTAAAAATGGTGAATAAATGAAAGAAATTGATATAAAAAAGAAATTTAATATGTTTAATAAAAAAACAGGCAAACAAGATGTACATAGAAAATTCAAAGAAAATATTGAATCAGGAAAAAAGACCATTACAGAAAAAAAATAAGAATGATTCAATACAAATATTAGATGATGATGAAAATTATCAGATAATTATAAATAAAAAATTGATTCAAAGATTAACACCTTTTGAATTGAGCAATTCAATATTGACTGCAATATCACCATTATTTTTGAACCAAAGTCAACCAACTCAAAAACAATTTCAACCTAAATTAAACATTTCAAATTTTAAGCATATAGCTTTTTTCATAGAGCACATGCCACATTACACTGGTGGCAGATATTCAATTTTTCATCAAGCAGTTCTATTGTCTCAATATACCAAAGTTACTGTTGTTACTAATAATATACCACCATTTTATGATGATTTTAAAGATTATTATTCAGAAAATTTTCAAATTAAAACAAGTATTAATTATTTATTAGATGAAGATATAAATAATTTTGATTTAATTATAGGATGTCCTGTTAAAGGTGGTTTGTATGCTGAACAATATTCTAAAAAATTCAATCTGCCATTATATTTAATATTATTTGAATCACCAAATTGGGTGAAAAAATTTAGAGAAGGTGCTGATGCTGATGAAAATTTTTGGAATGATTATAGAAGATGCCTTGCTGAAGCTGATAAAATTATGGTGCCCAGCAATGAAAGCAAAAAGCACATTATTGAATGGTTCAATAATTGGGATATGAATATTAAGGCAGGAATGAATGATATAAAAGTTGTGTATCCATGTTTGAACCAGGTGGTTGCTGATAAGATTAAATATCATAGGATAAATGTGAAACAAAAAAATAGCAAATATAATGTTGTTTATATTTCAAGAATGACACCAGGAAAGTCAATAGTTCCTATTTTGAAAAAATTTCCAAAAACAAAATATCATTTTGATTTGATAGGAAAAATTTGGAGTGATAGTAAACCAGAGTTGGAAAAATTAATTGAACAAGGTTATGATATAACAATACATAATAAATTAAATGATGAAGAAAAATTTAAGATAATAGCTGAAGCAAATGTTATGGCATTCCCAAGTAAGTTTGAGGGATTTGGAATGCCACCTATGGAAGCATTATATTTTAATGTCCCAGTGGTTGCTTATGATTTGCCTGTGTTAAGAGAAATTTATGGTGATAAAATTAATTATGCTGATGTAGGCAATGTTTCTGAGTTTATAGGCAAGATTAGACAAGTATGTGAAAGAAAAGCCAACCTGAATGGAGATAGAGTGCTTAAACAAGAAAATAAGGGCATTGAAGGATTAGATTTTTCTTTAATTAAGACTTGTACAAATAAATTATTAGATATTTGTAACATTCCTAAAATATCTGTTGGAATAATAGTTTACAATGGTAGTGATTATATTGAGCAGGT